GACCCACAAAAAAATATATAGGACTAAATAGGTCAAGTTTAGGCGGAGAAGCACAGACTTCGCACAGGGTTAGCGTAAGGAAGATGGATAACTACATACTTGAGTATTACCAAGACATAAAAGACGGCTCTACGCTTGTTGGGAAGTGGATTTTGGCACTGTATGAGCGCATTGTACATGGTATTGAAGAAGGAACGTATCAGTACGACGCTAAAAAGGCGAACAAAGCCATTGAGTGGATAGAAAAGCACGGACATCACACGGAGGGCGAAAAAGCACCGCATCATATCAAGCTGGAGCTTTGGCAAAAGGCGTTATTGGCTTGTATGTTCGGTCTGTGCGATCCGAAGAACGGCAAGAGGCAATTCCGTGAAGTGTTCCTGGTGGTCGGACGCAAGAACGGCAAGAGCTTGTTTGCATCAGCTATTGCGAACTACATATTTTTTGAAGATGGCGGTTTTGGTGCGAGGGTGTACTGCGTTGCTCCGAAGCTGGATCAGGCTGACATTATTTACAACGACATTTGGACGATGATCACGCTTGAACCGGAACTGATGCAGCAGAAGGATGTTCCGCTGGAAGCACAGCCAAACACTGCACGGCATCGGATGACAGATTTGTACATAGAATCATCCAATAGCACGGTCAAGAAGATAGCGTTCAGCGCAAAGAAGTCAGACGGCTTCAACCCGAGCTTGTGCATCTGTGACGAGGTGGCAAGCTGGCAAGGCGATGCCGGTCTGAAGCAATATGAAGTAATGAAATCCGGCATGGGTGCTCGTCCTGAAGGCATCATGCTGGCGTGTACAACATCAGGGTATCAGAATGACAGTATATATGACGAATTGGTTAAGCGTTCAACACGGTTTCTGCTGGGTGAAAGTAAAGAAGCTCGTCTATTGCCGTTCTTATACATGATTGATGATATAGACAAGTGGAACGACATCAACGAACTGCGGAAAGCGAATCCAAATCTTGGTGTAAGCATTCCTGTTGACTATCTGCTTGAAGAGATAGCCATAGCAGAACAATCACTGTCACGCAAGGTAGAGTTTATCACAAAAATGTGTTGCAGGAAGCAGAACAGCAGCACGGCGTGGCTGTCAACGGAAACTGTCGGAAAGTGCATGAGCGAGGATATACAACTTGCAGATTTTGCACATTCGTACTGTGTCGGTGGCATAGACCTGTCGCAGACCACTGACTTGACATCTGCGTGCGTAGTCATTGAACGTGACGGAAAACTATACGTGTTCAGCAAGTTTTGGCTTCCGTCCGAGAAAATAGACGAAGCATCAGAACGTGACGGCGTACCGTACAGGCTGTACATCCAGCGTGGATTGCTTGAGACAAGCGGTGACAACTTCGTTGATTATCACGATTGCTACAATTGGTTCGTTAATCTGATAGAGCAATATGAGATATTACCGCTGATTGTCGGGTATGACCGATACAGCGCACAGTATTTGATACAGGACATGAATAACTACGGTTTTGTGTGTGATGACGTGTACCAGGGCGACAACCTTTGGGGTGTCATGCAGGAAGCCGAAGGATTAATGAAAGATGGAAAAGTGTGCATTGGAGACAATGATTTGTTGAAGATGCACTTTTTAAATTCTGCTGTAAAGATGAGTGCCGAGCGAGGGAGAGGCAGACTTGTCAAGGTATCACCGACAGCACACATTGACGGCATGGCTGCTCTGCTGGATGCGCTTACTGTTCGGCAAAAATGGTATGCGGAATACGGCGGACGGCTAAAAAATGAGAGGTAAAACATGGGTTTATTTGATTCAATCTTCAGGCCAAACAGAGAACAGGAAAAGGCGAAAGTAGCGCAGTTTTTCAAGACGCTGACACCGTACAAACCTGTATTCCACACTTGGCAAGGTTCAATCTATGAAAGTGAGTTAATCAGAGCTGCGATCTATGCAAGAGCAAGGCATATATCCAAGCTGAAATTTGAAAGTGTTGGCTCTGCGAAAATCGGCTTACAGGCGAAGTTGCATCAAGGGCCAAATCAGTGGCAGACATGGCCAACGTTTCTGTCGAGGACATCGACCATTCTTGACGTACACAACACAGCGTTCATCGTTCCGGTCAAAGACAAGAGCTTAACGACAACAGGCTATTTCACAGTACTTCCTGACAGATGCGAAGTGCTGGAGTATAAGGACGAACCGTGGCTGCGGTATAAATTCCATGACCACAGTGTCGGAGCTGTCCGCTTGAATGAGTGCGTGATCCTGACGCAGCATCAGTACAAGCGTGACTTTTTCGGCGAAACGAACTATGCGCTTGAACCGACGATTAAGATGCTCGACCTGAATAAACAGGGCATCGAAGAGGCTATCAAGAACGGTGCGACGTTCCGGTTCTGGGCAAAGATGCAGAACTTCACGATGGATGAAGACCTAAAAAAAGAGGCACAGCGGTTCGGTTCACTTGCGTTCAGCGGTGATTCTGACGGAATGCTCCTGTTCCCGAATACCTATACGGACATCCATCAGTACGACAACAAGCCGTTCACTGTTGACGCTGACCAAATGAAGCAGATTCAGACCAATGTGTACAACTACTTCGGTGTCAACGAAGATGTGCTTCAGAATAAAGCATACGGTGATTCGTGGTCTGCATTCTACGAAGGGTGCGTTGAGGTGTTTGCTGTGGCACTGTCAGACGGACTGACCAAAGCCATGTACACAGAACGTGAAAGAGCAAACGGCAACGAAGTGTTCTTCACGGCGAACCGGCTTCAGTACATGAGCAACGCTGACAAGCTACAGGTAGCAGCGCAGCTGACCGACAGAGGGATATTCAGCATCAACGAAGCAAGGGAAGTATTCAACCTTGCACCTGTTGATGGAGGAGATATCAGAACCATCCGTGGTGAATACAAGAACGTTGACGAATTGGAGGAACAGACCAATGACGCAGAACAATAGAGAATACAGAAACATGACTTTTGAAGTCAGGACGGACGGTGACGAGCCGTCTTTTTTAGTTGAGGGATACGCTTCAACATTTGAGCCGTACAAGCTCATTGAGATTGACGGCGAAGATTACAACGAAAGGATCATGCCGGACGCATTCAACGACGCTGACCTTACTGACGTTGTGTACCGCATTGACCATGAGGGCAAGGTGTATGCACGTTCATCAGCCGGAACAGTGAAACTGGACGTTGATGAGCACGGCCTGCATCAGGTAACAGACCTGTCACGGACGAGGGCAGCAAGGGAGCACTACGAAGACATCGTTGCCGGCAACTATCCGCAGATGAGCTTCGCATTCACAGTGGCTGAAGACCACTACGATGCGGAAAGCAGAACAAGAATCATTGACCGAATTGCAAAGGTTTTTGATATATCGGCTGTATCATTTCCAGCCAATCCGAATACAGAACTTTATGCTCGTGACTACTTCAACGGAGTGATTGAAGCAGAAAAGGCTGCCGAAGCGGAGCGACTTCGGGCAGAGGAAGAAAGGCGGAGTGACCTTGCGAGGCGTGAAGAGCTGGCAAACAAAATCAAGGAGGTTATATCCAATGCCAATGGATGAGATGAGAGAAAGACTTACGGCTATTGATGCAGAACTTTCCAACATTGTTGCACAGATTGAAGAACCAGCCGAGGGCGAAGAGAGAGCCGAAACAGAAGAGCTGGAAGCAAGAAGTGCAGAGCTGATGGAAGAAAGACAGAACATCCTTGCAGAAATTGAAAAAGCCGAAGCAGCCATTGCCGAAGAAAAAAGAGCAATGGAAGACGTTATTGCTAAAACCGAAGTCATTGAACTTGAAAAGAGAGAGGATAACAAAATGACTAACATGGAAATCAGAAATTCTAACGAGTATATCAATGCTTACGCTGAATTCATCAAGAGTGGCGAAGATGCAGAGTGCAGAGCGCTCCTGACCGAGAACGTAAGCGGAACCATCCCTGTACCTGAACTGGTTTACGACATCGTAAAGACCGCATGGGATAGAGAAGGCATCACAGCAAGAGTAAGAAAAGCATACGTTCAGGGCAACCTGAAGGTCGGATTTGAAATTTCCGGATCTGACGCAACAGTACACACCGAGGGTGGCGGTGCTGTTTCCGAAGAAACACTGGTGCTTGGAACAGTCAACCTTGTTCCGAAGAGCATCAAGAAGTGGATCTCCATTTCTGACGAAGCTCTGGATCTGCGTGGCGAAGCATTCCTGCGCTACATCTACGACGAGCTTACATACAAAATCGCAAAGAAGGCTGCTGACGAGCTGATTGCAAAGATCAAGGCTTGCGGAACAGTATCCACCACAACACAGGTCGGAGTTCCGGCTATCACCGAAGCCACAGTAGGCGTTGGCACTGTTGCAAAGGCTATGGCTCTTTTGTCCGACGAAGCTGCAAATCCTGTTGTAATGATGAACAAAGCCACCTGGGGAACATTCAAGGCTGCACAGTATGCAAACGGCTTTGATGCTGATCCGTTTGAAGGTCTGCCTGTTGTATTCAACAACACGATCACATCATTCACAGCTGCGACCACCGGCGTTCCATACGCTATCGTTGGTGACCTTGAGCAGGGCGCTCTGATGAACTTCCCGAATGGTGAAGGAATCGACTTCAAGGTTGATGACCTGTCACAGGCTGAGTATGACCTTGTAAGAATCATCGGACGTGAATTCGTCGGCATCGGTGTAGTTGCACCTAATGCTTTCGTAAAGATCACGAAATAGTTAATGTGACACATTGAGTGGAGGCAATTGTCATGGATAAGAAGATACTGATTGCTGTGCCATGTATGGACATGGTATGCGCAAGATTCGCACAGAGTTTAACTACGCTTAAAAAGGTCGGACAGTGTACCGTGTCGTTCTTCATCGGCTCTTTGGTCTACGATTCAAGGAACCGGCTTGCAGCTATGGCTGTGGAGATGGAAGCAGACTACATTCTGTGGTTTGATTCCGACATGATATTCTCGCCCGACACATTAGAACGCATGATGAAGGTACTTGATGAGCATCCCGAAATTGATGTTCTGTCAGGACTTTACTTCAGGAGAGGGCATCCGTTCACGCCTGTACTATTCAGCAAGCTGGAAGTAGACGAAAAAGGTCAGCTTGACTTTGCGGACTACGAGGATATTCCTGACGAGCTGTTTGAAGTAGCTGGGTGTGGATTCGGATGCGTTCTCATGCGTACAGACCTGCTGCTGGATATTGCAGCGAAAGAGGGCGGAGGTGTGTGGTTCACACCGATAGCAAACGCTGGCGAGGACTGCGCTTTTTGTATAAGGGCAAGGCGTGAGGGTTATAAGATTTTCTGCGATCCGAAGATTCATCTCGGACACATGGCTTACACACCTGTAACCAAGTCTTTTTACAAAGCTATTAAAAATGGGGAGGCCAAGTAAATGGCGTTATTGGATACTTGCAAAATGGCCATGCGTGTTACAACAGATGCGTATGACACAGAAATAGAGGAATACATCGAGGCGGCGAAGCTGGATCTCGGCATTGCTGGCGTTGAAGCAACGATTCCCGACAGTCTTGTCAATAAGGCCATTATGACTTATGTGAGGATGAGCTTCGGAGCTCCAGCCAATTATGACAAGCTGAAAGCATCATACGATGAGCAGAAAGCGCAGCTTATGAATGCCACAGGCTACACAGATTGGGGTGTTGGCGTATGACAGACGTTATAACACTGATTCCACAGGAAATCACATTAGACGATTACGGCAACGAAGAGGCAACCGACACCGAAAGCACTGTGTTCTGCGAGGTGGCATCCATCACGCAGACGGAATTCTATGCAGCCGCAGACACGCAGCTGAATCCTGAGTTCAGATTTACTGTGTTTTTTGGAGACTACAACGGCGAACAGATTGTTATCTACAACGGTGTGCGCTATTCGATTTACCGCACATACAGAACAGGTGATGATCTTGAACTGTATGTGGAGAGGAAGATTGGCGTATGAGCAACATTGTTGTAACACCGGATCAGTTTGGAAAAGCTGTCATGCAATCTATTGCAGAGTATGGTGACAGAACACTTGAAATGCTTGAAAAAGAGACAAAAGCGACAGGAAGACAAACAGCAAAAGCATTAAAGGCATCAGCACCTTCTGGCGGTCAGTATGCTCGTGGATGGTCACACAAGCCACAGAAGGGCGGAAGATATAGTCTGTCTGATACGGTGTACAACAGAACAGACTATATGCTCACACATCTGCTTGAAAAGCCACACGTAACAGGTGGTGGTTCACATCCTGTCGGCCATTATCCGAAGAATGTTGACTACACAGGCACAATTGCAAGGGTTGAAGAAGAATTCAGTAATAAATACGTTGAGGAGGTCATGGCAAAACTATGACGAAAAAAGAAATAGCAGAATTAATTGAATCATTTGATTTTCCGTGGCGTTATTCGCATTTTACGCAGACTCCGAATCCTCCATACGTTGTGTATTACTTCCCGAACGAAAACGACGTGTTTGCTGACAATTCAAACTACGTCAACAAAAGACAGCTGTTCATTGAACTGTACACAGTGATAAAAGACGTAACGTCCGAGTCTACCATCGAAACCGAGCTGGCAAAAGCAGGTCTGTCATGGTACAAGCAAACAGATTTTCTTAACGACGAAAAGTTATATCAGACCACATATGAGTGTGAAGTGATTATCAATGGATAAAGGATACCACTTTGCATACATTTAGGAGGTAATTATAAATGGCTAATAAAGTTATGTACGGCCTGAAGAATGTACACTATGCGACTGTTACCGTAGGAACAAATACAGTTACATACGGAACGCCTGTTGCATGGCCTGGTGCCGTAAACCTGGCGCTTGATGCTGAAGGTGATACAAACGACTTCTACGCAGATAACATTAAGTATTTCACAGCTATTGCAAACAACGGATATAGCGGTGACTTTGAGTCTGCACTTGTTCCTGAATCCTTCAGAACGGACATCATGGGCGAAACCGCAGGAACAGGCGCAAAGTCAGGCATCTACTACGAACACGCAGATGTTCAGCCGAAGTCATTTGCACTTCTGTTTGAGTTTGACGGAGATCAGAACGCAACAAGATACGTTCTGTACAACTGCAAGATGTCAAGACCGTCAATTGAATCTTCAACGACAGAAGACAGCATCGAAGTACAGACAGTAACCGGCGAAGTAACAGCAGCACCAAGAGCATTTGACAACATTGTCAAGGCGGTATGTGCAAGCACAGCTGCAACAGCTTACGGTGCATGGTACACAACTGTTCAGGTGTAGCGTGATACGCAGGAGGCAAAATTATGAACAAAACAATTACTATTGACGGAAACGAGTTAGAGATGGCCGCTAATGCGGCCACTCCTTTCCGGTTCAGACAAGTCTTCAAAAAGGACTTGCTGTCCGTTTTAGGTAATGAAAAAAGGGCAGAAGAGGAAGGTCTTGAAACTGTTATGCAGCTGGCCTTCATCATGGTCAAACAGGCCGAAAAGACCGACATGACCAAGCTGAACGATGAAATGTTCATCGAATGGCTTGAAGGGTTCGGCCCGATGGCCTTTGTAGAATCCGCAGAAGATATCCTGGCCGTGTATATGGATTCTACTGTATCAACGGCCCAGCCCTAAAAAGAAAAGCAGAGAAACCACAAGGAAGATGACCACAGGTCTGTTCATGCTCCGGTGCAAGGAACTTGGTTTTTCTGTGGATGAATTGGAACAGATAGAATTCGGACTTGTTGCGGATATGCTGACAGAAAAAAGCAATGATGACTACGAATATCCGTACAAAGCAAGTCAGAATGACTTTGATAGATTTGCGAAAAATTAGGTGATTACATGGCCGGATACATTAAAGGCATCACAATTGAATTCGGTGCAGATACAACAAAACTGAATTCGGCATTAAAAAAGACACAAGGCACAATTAACAAAACACAAGCAGAGTTAAAACAAATCAACCGTGCCTTGAAGTTCAATCCTGGCAACACGACATTGCTTCAGCAGAAGTTCAGGCTTCTTTCACAATCTGTCGAGCAGACAGAAGGGAAACTGAAGCAGCTGCGTGCTATGCAGGCAAAGATGAACGCTGCCGGTGTCGATAAGACTTCTGCACAATACAGAGAGCTTGAACGTGAAATAGTAAAGACCGAAAGCCAGCTAAAACAGGCAGAAGCGGAGCTAAAACGTTTTGGATCCGTAGGAAAACAGCAGGTATTGGCTGTTGGCAATGCGTTCAAGAATGCCGGAAGCAAAATACAATCTATCGGACGTTCAATCACGACAACAATGTCTGTGTATGGCGTGGCTGGTGTGTATGCCGGTTCAAGGCTCATCGAAATGAGCAACAAACAGGCACAGGCAGAGCAGAAGCTGATTGAAATCTACAAGTCAAGGATGGGCGTTGACAAACAGGCTGCACAGTCAACGATGGAACTTGCGTCAGCACAGCAGAAACTGGGTATCGTTGGTGACGAAGTACAGCTTGCCGGAGCGCAGCAGCTGGCAACCTATGCGAAATATCCGTCAACGGTCAACACACTTCTGCCAGCCATGAACAATCTGCTCGTGCAGCAGAAAGGTCTGAACGGCACACAGGAAGACGCTACGGCACTTGCCAATCTGTTCGGCAAGGCGATGATGGGGCAGACAGGTGCGCTGAAGCGTGCCGGAATCTCATTCACTGAAGCGCAAGCCGAAATAATGAAGACCGGCACAGAAGAAGAAAAAGCTGCCATGATTGCTGAAGTTGTCACGCAGAACGTCGGCAACATGAATGAGGAGTTTGCCAAAACGGACGCAGGTAAGATACAGCAAGCAAAGAACGCACTCGGTGACATGGGAGAACAAATCGGTGCAATTCTTCTTCCAGCTGTGGCTGACCTTGTATCTTGGTTTCAGAACAACTTACTCCCAAAGCTCCAGCAGCTGATTAACTTTATGCAGCAGCATCCAGCTATTGCTAAATTTGCGCTTGCGTTTGCTGCCATTACAGCCGTGCTTGGGCCTCTGATTATGTTATTTGGCGGTCTGATTAGCGCAATAGGTTCAATCATAACTATTGCACCTGCGCTCGGTGCTGCGTTTACCGCAATGACCGGTCCTATAGGTTTAGTAATTGCAGCCATTGCAGCAGCCATTGCCATAGGCATTGCGCTGTACAAGAATTGGGATACTGTCAAAAAGAAAGCAATGCAGATATGGACAGCTATCAAAACTGCAATTGTCAAGGCCGCAACAGTCATAAAGACAACCGTTGTAAGGAATTTTAACACACTGAAAACAAGTCTTTCGACAGCATGGTCTTCAATCAAGAATACTGCATCGAGGGTTTGGAACAATATCAAAACGGCAATCACAAAACCTATTCAGAGTGCAAAGGACACGTTAAGCGGAATCGTTAAGAAGATAAAAGGGATGTTTCCGTTCAAAGTCGGTAAAATCATCAACTTCAAAAGACCGAGCATTTCACTTCTTACCGGTTCAAAATCCGTATTAGGTAAAACAATAACATATCCTAAAGGCTTTAGCGTTTCATGGCACAAGAAAGCCATGAACGAGCCATATTTGTTCAGCAATGCGACATTGTTCGGTGCTGGCGAAGCTGGTGACGAAGTGCTGTACGGACGGAATTCACTCATGCGTGATATTGCAAATGCCGTAGGCGGAGCAAATACTGGCGATATGATAGTGAACGTTTACGGCTCTGACAACATGAGTGTGAACGAACTTGCAACGGCTGTAGAGCAAAGACTTATAACAATGCAGAAACGGAGGACACAGGCATGGGCGTAGCTCCTGTAGGAAGCCAAAAGTATTTCACATTTGACGGTGAAACATCAAAGAAATACAACACTCACATTACAGGTCAGGGCGTGTTCAACGCTCCTGTCCGTGCTGTGGAGATGGTGAGCATACCGAATAGGAACGGTGCATTTGCGCTGGATCAAGGCTACTTTGAAAACGTTGAACTGACGTACAAAGCAAGTATTGCAGCCGACACGTCGACGGAATTCGCACAGGCCGTGTCAGATCTTCGGAATTGGCTTTGCAGTAAAAAGGGTTATTGCCGTCTTGAAGACGAATACAACCCCAACGAATACAGAATGGCCGTGTACAAAAGCGGTTTAGACGTTGATCCGTTTCTAATTACTTCAGGCACATTCGATATTGTTTTCGACTGCAAGCCACAGCGGTTTTTGACAAGCGGAGAAACAGCAGTCAGTGTTGCGAATAATGGCACAATAACCAACCCGACACTGTTTGACGCAAAACCACAACTTCAAGTCAAGGGATATGGCACTATCGGCATAGGCGGTTTTGAAATCGTTGTTGAGAATGTTCCCATTGGCATTATCAATGTTGGTAATGGAATTGTCCGGACAGGATCAGGAAACATTACATACAGTCAGACGTTAAATCTTACAGACGTATCCACAGGCGATTATATTTACAGTAACGGCAAGATCGTTGACTATAAACTGGCAATATCCAGCTCTGCCGGTCCTTATACAGCGTTCAGTATCACAAACGTGTCCAACTGTTCTGCCACTGTAACATATACCAATTACAATGCGGTCATATCGGTTACAATGAAAGATTGCACGTTTCAGAAAGGCACATCGCTCACAGAAGAAGCCACAGTAGATTTTTCATTTACGCACAATAGCACAACGACAACAGGAACATTAGCTGTCAGGACTGTGTATGGCGGTTCGTCAACTTTGAATCATTATGTAGGCTGCACAAACTATAACTATATAAGCCGTTCGTTCTCAATGAACGTTCCTGACGTATATGCAGATTCCACAAAGACCGCTACTGGCAACCCATTATATATTGATCTTGATATAGGCGAAGCATGGAACGAGGACAGCGGTACGCCGGTGTCATTGAACAATGCCGTACAGCTTCCGTCAGAGCTTCCTGTATTGCCGTCAGGTGCAACGACTATTACATACGATAATACTATTACTTCATTCAAAGTATTGCCACGCTGGTGGAAGGTCTAAGGCATGATACCAATTATCTACGAAAAAAACGAAATATCTTTTGTGGCTAACGGACTTGGACGGCTTCGGGATTGTATCTCATGCACTGTAACGGAAGAACGAAATGGCATCTATGAATGCGACTTTGAGTATCCGATAGACGGTGCGAACTACGATCTGATCCAGGTAGGCAGAATCGTCGGTGTAACACATGACGATAGCGGAGATATACAGCCGTTTGACATTGTGTCTTTTGAAAAGCCGATTGACGGGAAAGTAACATTTCATTGCGTGCACATCTCATACAGAATGCGTTACATGACAGTGCGGTCTAATGTGGCTGTAAATAGTCTTGCAGATGCATTCACTCATATTTCAACATACTCCGTGCCAACGTGTCCGTTCACATTTTGGACAGACAAAACAAGTTCAGGTTATTGTGCTTCATTACAAAGTGTTCCGTATACAGTACGACAGATACTGGGTGGAACTGAAGGTTCTATTTTGGACGCATACGGCGGTGAGTACGAGTGGGATAAGTGGCAAGTCAAGCTGTGGGCGCATCGTGGCCAGTTGCGTGACTTCAGTATCCGTTACGGCGTAAACATGATGGAATACAACGAAGAATATGACAGTAGCGAATGTTATTCTTCATGCAGGCCGTATTGGACGGACGGAACGACTACGGTTATAGGTGATAAGCAGACAAGTACAGGTTTGCCACCGTCAGGACGTGAACAATGTGTTCCACTTGATGTTTCAGACAAATTTGAAACAAAGCCGACAAAGGCACAAGTTGAAGCTGCGGCGGTAACTATCATGAACGCTACAAATCCGACAGTGCCTTCGCAGAACATCACAGTTTCATTTGTACGGCTTCAGGACATGGGAGAATACGCCGATATTCAGAACTTATTGAAATGCGGACTGTGCGACACTATCAACGTTATATTTCCTGACTTCAATAGTAGCGGCCAGTTCAAGATTGTCAAAACCGTATGGAACGTATTGAAAAACAAATACGAAGAAATGGAACTTGGTGACTTGTCAGTTTCATTATCTGAAGCACTCGGTATCACAAGCGAAAGCAAAAGAGAAACCAACAGTAACATCAGACAAGGCAGAATTGCTGGAACGTCCGTCAGTGCTAATTCGTATGTAGATGCACAAGCGTCTTTCGGAGTAGATATGGATGCAGTACCAACAGTTGTCTGTTGCGTTGATTCTAATTCGACAGCTGGTGCTATCGGAAGCATCACTGCGGCTGTTTTAACTGATTCTATAACAGTGTCAGGCTTTACTTGCAGAATATTCAACGCCGGTTCATCAACAAGAATTCCGGCGGTTCAGTGGATAGCTATTAACGGATAAGGGGAAAACATGGATAATTTCATAAAATACGCTTTGATCAGAGCGCTTAGAACAGTTTGTCAGACAGCCGTTGCCGTAATTGGAACGGCTTTTGTTTTGGCCGACGTTAATTGGTGGGCGGTGGTATCCGCTTCAATTCTTGCCGGGATCCTGTCAATTCTGACATCGGTAGCAACAGGACTTCCAGAAGTTGATTTTGAGCAGAGCATCTACATGAATGCAGACGAACCGGATGATGCGGAGGTTGATGACGATGGGGAAAACTAATACACAGACGTACAACTACGCTAAGTCATTCCTCGGAAAAGGCGGTTCAATCTTCCGCAAGTATTGCGGTCTGCCGTCAGGAGCTGCGTGGTGCAATGCTTTTGTAACATACATCTTCCACAAGACGGACAACGCAAAACTGTACTGCAACGGCAAGAAACAGACCTATTGCCCTACAAGCATGAAGCTGTGTGCAAAGGACATGGCACAGATACCGCTGTATTTGGCATTGCCGATGGATGTTATCTACTTTGATTGGGATCGCAACGGAGTTCCGAATCATATCGGCTTTGTGCGGTCTAAAAAGTCAACGTCAGAGATATACACCATTGAGGGCAACACGTCAAACAAGGTGATGAACAAGACACGGCCGGCAAAGTACGTGTGTGCGATATTCAGACCGCATTTCCAGGCATCCGGCTCAAAGAAAAAACTGACGGTAGATGGCGAGTTCGGCTATAACAGCATCTATAACTTGCAGTGTGCTCTTGGTATGAAGCCAACCGGCATACTGACCAAAGAAACGGTCAAATTCCTTCAAAAACGTGCAGGAGCATCACAGGACGGAGCATGGGGAGCAGCCACAAGCAAAAAGGTGCAGAAGATGGTCGGGGCAAAGCAAGACGGAGCATTCGGACCGGCATCCGTCAAGGCGCTTCAGACGTGGATTAACAAAACCAATTATCCACCAAAAAAAGCGCCTACAACGACAAAACCAGCCACATCGACAAATACCACTACACCGACGAAAAAACCGTCCTCAACGGCAAATAAAGCGCCTGTGAAGCAGACTAACACGCAGAAGCTACTCGCAAAAGCGAAAGACCTTGCATGGGCATACGGAACGGCTAAAAAGAAGTACGAGTATAAGACCGGAGCACCAAAAGCATCATGCAAAAAGGCTATGAAGAAGTATGGCTGGGCAAGCAACAAAGCCGAGATGTCGGACTGTGGCAACTTTATTTCCACCGTGGTCAGAGAATCCGGTGTGGACAAGTCATTCAAGGCGCTCCATGCGGTCAAGACTGCGTTTCCTAAAAAGGAAAAGGCATTTAATATAGTTCTCAAAGGCAAAGCCATTCCGAGTGGGTTCCTGAAAGCCGGTGACATCATCAGGTATAAAAAGACCAACGGCAAACAGCACGCTATGATGTACTACGGAGACGGCAAGGTCTGTGAAGCATCACACAAGCATCTGTTCGGTGTGATCCGCAAGGACACGAAGAGATACAATACGCAGTCAAAGAAAAAGACCATACAGGTATTGAGGGCCAAATAAATGACACAATTTATATTAGGTATTCTCTGCGGATTCGGCATCGTGTTCACTTATGCAGCCATTACGGAAGTGGAAGAACGCAAGAAACAGGCCGAGTGGGAGAAGTTTGAAGAATGGAGGAGTAAGCTGCCATGACGTATGAGATTTTAATCGGCTTACTGGGTTTTGTTGCAGCAATGGCGGTAGTCGTAAGACCGCTAATCACACTTAATTCCAACATTACGGCTTTGACAGTATCTGTGAACCAGCTCAAAGACATATTGGAAGAATTAAAAGGGCGTGTAACAAAGCACGGCGATGAAATTGATTCTATTCAGAAGGACATCGCAGACCATGAAACAAGGATAAAAATTCTCGAAAAGGAGAAATAACCAATGTACAGAGTAACCACACCAACACACACGTTCACGCTGCCGATTGAGACATCTACGTGTAAGGAGATCCAGGTCACATACAGACAGCGAAACAGAGAGCTTGTGAAGCATTATCAGGACAGTACGCTGCCAAGTGGTATGACGCTTGACGGCAAGAACGTCATTATACGGCTGACTCAGGAAGAAACAAAAGCGTTTCAGGCGAAACCAGCCGAGGTACAAGTCAGAGTGCTGACTACAGGCGAGGATGCCTATGCTTCGCAAGTGTTCAAGATTTGGATTGACGAAGTATTGAATGAGGAGATACTTTCCGATGAGAACTAAATTTGATGTCACGTTCAATGATTCGCAGACAATGGATGTTGAGTTTACGCAAGACAGTTTTGTTTGTGACTTTGGGCAGACCATACCACAAGGGGATTACAGCGGACCATATGTGGTCACGCCGAGCGAGGACACGCAAGTCTTGGCTACGGCCGGCAAAACCCTTGAATCAAACGTAACGGTAAAGCCGATTCCGAGTAATTATGGCTTAATCACTTGGAATGGCTCAACATTAACAGTTTCATAAGGAGATAAAAAAATGGCACAAGACGTTATAATCAGAAATGTTACGTATCAGGACGTTCCTTCCGTAGAAATTCCACTTGATCCAGGGCCAGGCAATGCGGTGTTCGTTGACACGAGCGATGCTACACTGAACAGTGCTGGAGATTTGCCTGACGGAGTAACCGCATACGCAGACGGCACAAAGTACACTGGAACAGCATCGGTCAATGACAGCACAGATTTGTCAATCAGCGGTGCAACGGTAACTGTTCCTGCTGGTTACTATGCTTCAAGTGCATCAGGAACTGTGGCGAGTGGTACTGCTACACCAGCGTCCACGATTTCTGCTACTGGGGCATCACTTTCAACTGGCACTAACACACTGACGCTTTCAAAGTCGGTATCCAATACACCGACAGTATCGGCTGGTTACATTTCCAGCGGTACGGCTGGCAACTCATCGGTATCTTTGACAGCATCGGTAACAACAAAGAGTGCCGCCACGATCACACCTGGCACATCAAATCAGACCATCGCAAGTGGTACATATCTGACGGGAGCGCAGACAATTAGTGGTGACGCAAATCTGCTTGCCGGCAACATCGTAGCTGGCAAGACCATCTTCGGAGTGGCTGGTTCTGCACAAATCCCATCAATCACTCAGGACAGCGTTACGAAGGTTCTGTCCGTCTCATAAGGGGGTGGCTATATGGCTACAGTAGTTTTATGGGGCGCTGAATATTCTGATGTTCCAGCTATAACGGTTCCATCAACAGGTGGCACAACTGTGACGTTCTACGAAGCCATTGATGGCAACAGCATTGAATATGGTATCACAGACGGCACACTTCCGCTTGTTGGGGTTGCTAAAGCAGGTTATGCAGATATATAAGGAGATAAAAAAATGAGTTATACACCTACAACATGGACAACAGGTGATACGATTACGGCATCTGCTTTGAACAAAATAGAGAACGGCATTGCTGATGCAGGGGGCGGTGGCAGTTCGTGGGATGCGATTATCCGTCTTACGCATTCAAATGATGACACGGAAGACATCCCCTCAACGATAACACCCAGCATTGTAGAAGGGACATACGCTGGTCTGTATGCGAAGCATAGCAACGGAGAATACCCAACCATCCTTGTGGAATATACTCATCCATTAGGAACTCGCTTCGCGGTTCCAATGGCGTATATATTAGGGTTTAATAATAATACACTTTATTTAATAGTGGCGGGGTTCTCACCGATGCAACAAGAGTTCGCCGTGTATGGGACGTTGCTTTGGGGCACATCAGACGTTATAGAGTGGCAGATAACATAGAGGTTAGTATGAACGTATTAGTTAATAAAAACAAAATAGATATTCTTGCCAACGCTATATCTGTCAAGAGTGGAGAGCCCGTTACCATGACGCTTGACGAAATGGTTGAAGCGGTTGACGGTATAGAAAATAACCCTGCACCGACCTTGCAAGCCAAGACCTACACAGTAGACAGCGCAGGAACAGCCACAGTCACGGCAGACAGCGGATATGACGGATTGTCGAGCGTGGCGGTGAGTGTTCCGAGTGCAGAACCATTTGTTGGGTATCGCAATGACCAATTTTTTACTGAAAATGGTCAGAGAAAATGGAGTGTGGATACATTCATGGAAGTCGATGTTAGCGAAGGTGATACTGAGGGGTGGCTGCCTGATGGCTATTCGCAGGTATTAACAATAAAAAGATCTGCTGTCCCATCAAACACTACCATCACACCAACTACATCCGCACAGACCATCGGCGGTGCAAACACAATGATGGAAGGTGCTGTCACGGTCAATGCCGTGCCAATGGCGAGTTTTTATTCAGAAACTGTACCGCTCGGCTACTCGACCGAGAATAATAAAAGGGTATGGAAAATAAAAGCACAGACAGAACTCGACCCTGGCGAGGGAGATACTGAGGGGTGGATAAGTGCAGGTTTTTATGATGGCGGAACAAGGACATATAACGCCATAGCCCAAAACACAACAATAACCCCAACCACATCATCCCAAACAATCGGCGGTAGTAACTACATGATGGAAGGTGCTGTTACAGTTTCCGCAATGCCGTCAATGACGTTGCCTACAGCAGCTTCAGGCACAGCAACAGGAACACGCAAAGCCACTATCGCATCGTCCACATCAACACAGTACATCAACATCCCAACAGGCTACAACAGCGCAAACGCATATTATCAGTTATCGCCACCATCTGCAATGACGCTTCCTACTACGACAAGCGGAACGTCAACAGGAACGCTGAAGGCAACAGTAACACCGAGCACGGCTAACAAATACATCAACATTCCTACTGGATACAATTCTTCCAATGCCTATTACACGGTCAGCGGTGATGCCAATCTTATTGCCTCCAATATAAAAAGTGGCACGAGCATCTTCGGTGTTACAGGCTCGTACACTGGCGGTGGCGGTGGAGATAGCAAGAATGTGCAGGTATTACAAAGCACAAGCAGAACTAACTCTTCTTCGCTCACAAAGGTGCTTGGTGACTTGACGGTTTCAAAGTCGGGGACATACGATATTTACTGGTCTGGTGGTAGGACAAACACATCAACAAGTTACACATGGGGAACAAGGCTTTACATTGACGGCACAGGGTACGGCACAGAGAACACCACATGGACAAACAACTGTCAAAGCAACCATTTATCCAATGTATCGCTGACGGCAAACCAGAAATTGTCCGTTTACGCAAGGGGCAGGTCGGGAAGTTATTATACTTTTGCTCCGATGCTCGTAATTATAGAAGCATAGGATCATATCGAAATGCTTAATGATCTCGATGTAATAGTCAAACAGTTCCCACGGACTGACGAATGGAACACGATCAGAGTATACGCTATCGGTGATGTTCACGTTGGCTCTGCTCAGTTTGACGAAAAGTCAGTGCGGAAGAAAATACAACTGATTGCTGATGATCCGCAAGGTGTCGTGTGCCTGTGCGGTGACTTAGGTGACTACGGACTGAAGAACAGCAAAACCAATGTGTACGAGGCGGTCATGCAGCCAAAGGAACAACAGGAATATATTTACCAACTATTTCTTCCTATAGCTCACAAGATCGCTGCGGCGGTTCCAGGAAACCACGAAGAACGCATCACAAAAGAGGTCGGTCTGTGTCCGCTGTATGACCTGTGCGTCAGATGGGAAGTTCCTGAAGTCTACCGAGAGAACGTGGCAATCACCAAGTACAGTTTTGGATGTAAACCTAACGGCAAGCCAATAACATTTGTAGGCATCACAACACACGGTACGACACGGAACAAGCACAAGAAATTCATTGCCTGTTTTGATGGTATTGACTTTGCTATCAGCGGTCATACACACACACCGGAATACTCACCACACGGCAAGATCAGAGTAGATTCCAGCAACGAAACGGCTAAACACGTACCGTACAAGGAGATCGTTGTAGACGCTAATCTGAGTCCTGGCGGTTACAGTATCAAGCACGAATACGAAATACCACCACCGCCGGAACTGCAATACCTTGAACTGTCAATGTACCGAGAACCAACACGCAACCGGACAGAGCGCAAGGTGATAAATTACCACACGATAACATTATAGGACTTTGCGGAGCTTACGCTTAAAACAGAAATAGAGTAATGTGTTTTGTTCTGAGATTTTGCCTCCACAAGCTCCGTTTAAGTTAAGAGGGCCTTAATTGGCCCTCATTTTTTTATTGCCTAAACAAATATATATTGACAATATCAAATCTGCCTTTATAATTATAGGTGAGATACAAATTGTATCACTGAACAACACAATGTCTATATTTGGTGCTTTCTTTGCTCTAACTACTCCCTTAATTATGAAGAACGGAATAGTTAAATAAATGTTAAGGTAAAGCACCAGGAAAAAGGAGGTGCTTATTTTTATGTTGCAGATTGAGATCGTAACAGGTGAAACGAAAAAAGAGCTGCAAAGCAATGTCAACACGTTTCTCACTACGTTATCAGACGATGCAGTAAAAAGCATTAAAACAGAAGCATCAGAGTGTACTGCAACAATTCTGTATGTAGTCAAAGAATCTTGGAAAGGCCATATGTGCTGTGATTGCCGTTACTGGGATGACAGCAACGACTGTGAAGCGCTTATCGGTCTGTGTCAGGTCTGCGGAGGTCGCAGACGGTTCAATAACAATTCATGTGAAAATTTCAAGAATATTAGGGGGTGACACCAATGAAGAAATACAGAGTAAGAGAAGGAAGCATCATTGATTATTTCAGATATGGTATGACCGGCCTTGTGTTCGGTCTGATCATGGCAGCGGTGGCCAACACCGTTTATCCACTGTAAGTATTAGTAGAGGCTATTTCAAATAGGTACATTCTGTGGGCGGTGTCAACCTTAATTAACAATCGCATACAAACTAAACTAAAACTAACCCCAATTAATGAGAAACAACACCACAATAAGGACATTTTCGTGCTCAGGCATCGTCCACAGGGAAAGGAGTAACAAATGACTCAGCGTGAACGAATCGTTGAATACATGGAACAATTCGGAAGTATATCACCGATGGAAGCATTCGTGGATTTGGGCATCACAAAGCTGTCAACAAGAATCAGCGAGCTGATCCGTGATGGCGTGGACATCAACAAAGAAACAGAACGCAGCGCAAACAGATACGGAGAAGTGACGCACTACACAAGATACTCGCTTGGAGGAAGGTCATGAGCTGGCATATCCATTCGTACAATTCCAGCGTCTTTGATTCAGATGCCTATGGCGTAGACACGGACCGTCCGGTGTCTGCTGCGGAAATCATAGACGATGCGCTGAAGCTGAAGGACGAAATCAACATAGCCGATTCTATAAAGGATTTCATAAGAGACACGGCGGAAGATTACTTCAATACCAGCGAATGGGATGAGGAATGGTGGGATGCCTGGGAAGATAAATTCAGAGAACTAATGTAACGAAAGGAGAACAGAACAATGGTAACATTTGAGGATTTGCAAGCTGCAAATCGTGCTATCACAACAACCGACATCAAAGGCAAGGAATATGCGGAAGTAAATCAGCGGATCAAAGCGTTCCGTATGGTGTATCCGGAAGGAACCATTTATACAGATATGCTGTCCAATGAGGACGGTGTGTGCATCTTCGTTGCGAATGTCTACGCTAACGGATCTGACGTTATCAACAGTCTGCTCGGCACAGGACACGCTTACGAGAAGGAAGCATCATCATTCATAAACAAGACATCCTACATTGAGAACTGCGAGACTTCCGCTGTAGGCAGAGCACTTGGTATGTGCGGCTTTGGAATTGACGCTTCCGTCTGTTCTGCTGATGAACTTGCAAACGCACAGCTCCAGCAAGATGCTAACGAGCCGTTAAAAAAGAGTCAGGTCAAGACGCTGAAGGAGCTGGCGAAAAAGGTAGGAAGTGACATAGATGACATCTGCAAGTATTTCAACGTGGACTCGCTGGAACAGATGACGGCTCAGGACTACAGCAGATGCCTGATCATGCTCAAGAAGAAGGAAGAACAGAAGGATGAACAACAGCAGAAACTGGCTGAAACTGAATAGAGGTATTCTAACATCAAATGTGTTTGAGAATCCGAGGCTGCTGAAGGTGTGGATTTGGTGTCTGTGCAAAGCGTCACACAAGGAGCATGACCAGCTGGTCGGTATGCAGATGGTTCACCTGAAACCTGGCCAATTCATCTACGGAAGGAAGGCTGCAAGCGAGGAATTGAAGATTCCGGCATCAACAACAAATATGTACATGCAACAACTGCAACGCATGCGAAATCTTGACATCAAAGCTAACAACAAATTTTCCGTCGTAACCATTAGAAATTGGCGGTTTTATCAAGGTACGGACAACAAAAACCGACAGCAAAACCAACAGCAAATTGACAACAAATTGACAACAAATTGGCAGCAAACTGACACAAACAAGAATGTAAAGAATGTAAAGAATGTAAAGAATAATTATTCTTCTTTAAATCATAGAGATGATTTAAGTGAAGCGATCCGAAGAAGAAGCAAGGAAGTATTAAAGGAGTTGAACGATGAAAGCAACGATTGAGGGAACAGCGATAGTATGGGCCAATGAGTATAACGGCAAAAGATACTATTCCGTCAGCGTAGGAAGCAAAGACCAGGATGACAACTGGATGAATGCAAGGCAGCCGGTACGCTTCAAGTCAGGTGTCAAGGTGGGCAACAAGACCGAGATTGACTTCAAAGCGTTTCCGACAGTGGCAAAAGGCAAGAACGGCAACTATGTGCTGTGGCAGATAACGGAATACAAAGAAACAGCGCAGCAGATTGACGTTCCTGTGGAAACACATTACTCAGCACTGACGAATGATGATATTCCGTTTTAGTCATGGTTAATAGCAGAAACAAAGGCAAGGTCTATGAAAGACACGTAGCCGGACTATTCAAAGAACACGGATACGAAGCAAGGCGCGGACAGCAATACTGCGGTGCTAATGGTGATGCTGATGTCATAGGTGTGCCGTACATACACATTGAATGCAAAGCGGTTGAACGGCTGAATCTGTACGACGCTATGGCGCAGGCGAAACACGATGCAAGAGATGGCGAGCTGCCGGTGGTTATCCACAAGAAGAACTACTGTGCGGATCTCGTAACGATGGAGTTTGAACAGTGGGTGAAACTGTACAAAGCGTATGAGCTTTATGTGGAGGATGTTGAATCCATAGAAGAATGAAAGGAGAAAGAAGATGTCAAAAGAAATGATCGCTATTGGAAAGATGTATGCTACTACGAACTACGATATGTTTAAGACGATAGTAGGGAACAGACCAGTGATTCCTAAAGGAGCACATTACAAAGAAGTCATGGACTCAATAGCAAAAGAAGGTCAGATCGTTCCGGCTGTTGTAAATGACAGAAATGAGATCATAGACGGTCAGCATAGGCTGCACATCTGTAAAGAACTTGGGATACCGTTTGTCTATATTGTCAGTGACGGACGTGGATTTGCAGACATTGCAAAAGCAAACGCAGGCCGTAAATGGAAAACGGAGTCATTTGTTTATGGATATGCACTTAACGGTGGTGCAAATGCGGATTCGTATAGATACCTAAAAGCATTGTATGACGAATTCAATCCGCCAATTATGAAATCCGTCTTTACGAGAATCCAAAGTAGACACAACCCTGAAGTAGCAAGACAGATCAGAGAAGGCAACTTTAAGATGTCAGCGCATGAGTACGAGTTGATTTCTAAATGTTTGAGGGAACTTATAGCTTATGGATATGCTGATTTTATCAAAGAGAATAACAGACCGTCTAATGTGTACTGGGCTGCGCTCTGCTATACCTGGAGGCACCCAATGGTAGACAATGCAAGGCTGATCAAACTCATGTGGCAAAACGAGAAGCGAGTATCAGCGTCAAACAAAATCAAGGAGGTTTTGGAATCGTTGAGCATTATCTATAACAAAAAGTTGAGTGTGCAGAAGAAGGTATATCTTGACAAGGACTATGAGCAGAAGCTGTACCGTGAATGGTAGGAGGAAACGAAATGAGCTTTATAGAAACATTGATCAAACCGCTGCTGGATGCGGAACTTGAAAAGGGTATTGAGATTGGCGTGTTAAGGGAACGGCTGGTCAAGGACGAAGAACGTGAGAAGCGTGAGTACGACCTGCTTTGCCGTGGGGTGCAGATGGGCAGAGATGAGATACTTCAGGAGATGGAGAACACCATCGAGGAAATCAGCGCAGAAGAGTTTGCAGAGCTGGCGGAGATAGACAAGGAACCGTTCGGCTTTATCGGAACGCTGGATGACCTGTCGCTGGTCATTGATGGGGAGGTTGTCGGATGATTAAAGTTCACGATAACCGAACGACAGATGACCGTATGCTAAAGGACATAGAGATAGACGGATACTTCATGTTCAATGACGTACTTTGCAGGCGGGTCTGCATTGAGAGACTTGCCAATGTGTCTGATGGATACCCAATATATGAAGTTCCAGTGGGCATTGTATCGACGTTGGATAGGCTGACATGGGTAACACCTATCAGAGATGAGCAGATATGCGTAAGCATAGAGGACTGGGGGTGATGGTATGACAGAAGAATCCAAAGCAGACACTACGGAAAATCCAAAGTGCGACCTTATCAGCAGAGCCGATGCACTCAAAGAGATTGAGGCAGAAGAAAAGATGCTTGAACGTGACATCGCAGATGCAAAAGAGAATCCCGACAAATATACGGACAACTTTGTCTTTGCTGAAGAAGAACGCTTAAACGGATTAGGAGATGCATACATCATCATTAGCGCACTCCCATCAGCCGAAGCCGTACAGGTGGTGCGGTGTAAGGATTGCCGTTACTATGAGCAAGATGTTTGGAGAGAAGTTGACGGAGTGCCTATTATCGTTGCTCACCATATATGCGAGTTTTGGAATGGTGCTTGTCATGTCAAGCCAGACGGATATTGTTCCTTTGGCGAACTTGCCGAGAAAGGTGGTGATGCCGAAATGCAGACTATAGCAAAGACTCCAGACTATATGCAACAAAGCCGTCACGATGACGGCAGACCGCAAGAAGAATTATTAACCCACTGCTCAAGGGGCGAAAGGAGAGAAAAATGACAAGGGAAGAAGCAATCCGTGAATTGAGAGAAGATAAGGCACTATATGAAACAGATATTTGTCATGCTGGTGACGGTTCTCCAGATGGCGATTTATTAGAAGCGTTAAACATGGCAATAGAAGCACTAAAGGCAGAGCCAGAGTGGACAGATAAAATCGGAGAACCTTGCTACAAGATTTATGTAACAAAAGAGAGATATAGATTTCCGGGCACATATTGGGACTACTTCGTTGACACAAAATCGTGTCTTGACTTCTGGAAGCGTCACATATCACTTGGCGGTGAAGGGACGTTGTATGTGAAGTTAAGACCGTTCACGAAAAGTGACAGGGGAAAACTTGGAAGTACGGTCTTCTGGACGGAAGACGAAGCAAAAGCCGCTATCGGCATAGAACGGAAGGAGCAGAACAATGAGTGACCTAATCAGCAGAGTCGATGCGATAGAGGTGGTAATGGCAGAGGGGCGCAAAGTATATACAAGCGAATCTGCCAATGCCGAGAGAATCATATACGAAGCAGATGCAGTAGAAGCGTTGGCTATGCTCCCATCAGCCGAAGCCGAGACGAAGTGGAGAACAGACAAACCGACAGAGCAAGGCAAGTACATGGTTACGCTTGATTCTTTTGGACACAAGCACATTGATTTGTTCTATTACGGAAAACCGTTGATGCCGAATCGTAAAGTCAGAAGAAAGTGTTGGTATCGTAGTGATGACGAGTGGGGTGATGTTGTGTATGACGATACAGACATACTCGCATGGCAACCACTACCAAAACCATACAAAGGCGGTGATACAGAATGACAATTATTGAAACAATAACACGGACAGTACCAAACAACAAAGAGGGCAAGGAGTATTTGGAGCGTTGGCTCAAAAGCAACGAGGGCAACGAGTATTCGGCTATTGATTGGTTTGAAGATGTTCACGGATTGACTATGAGTAAAACGGTTTGGCTTGAAGGATATGGAAAGGAGCAAAACCAATGACAAGGGAAGAAGCAATAAAGTATTTAATAAAATCGGTAGACAATGGAGAAATACCATACGCAATAGTCAAGGACATGATAGAGGCACTACCATCAGCCGACAGACCGACAGTAATTAGAAGTAAAACACTAATGCCGACAAAAGACTTCAAGGAGTGGGCAAAGCGGGTCAGAGAAACCAATCCTAATGCGGTGGTTATTCCGTGCGATGCCGAAGTTGTATACTCCGAAGCCGTACAGATCCCAATCAAGTTAGAAAAAAGGTATCAAGAATCCAAAGATGAAGATATTACAGACGCTTTTATGCGGGGGTATCTTGCAGGGCGGTCTTCAGCCGATGCCGTACATGGTGAGTGGATATGGAAAACAGACATTCCTATAGGTGATGGGAGAACATCGGCAGGATATATTTGTTCCAATTGTGGGAAAGACTATTGGCACGGGAATGTGTTTGATTTCTGCCCCAACTGCGGAGCACACATGAAAGGCGGTAACGAATGAGCAAGTTCTACGCAAAGACGATAGTCATTGACCATAGATGCGACGTGCCAATGCGTCGCTCAAAGGAACAGTGCAACACACCGAATAACACACCGTGGCGTTGCACCGAAGATTGTAAGTCATGCATCTGCTGTATCGTTAAAGATGAGAACGGTGACGAAAGGCACCTGGGAGCGAATAAATGGAAGCCAAAGAATATTTGGAAAGCTATAGACTGATTCAGACACGGATCAACGTGCTCATGTCAGAGATTGAACGGCTGCGGGCCGAGGCTGAGTCCGTGAGCATAAACCTTGACGGAATGCCGAAAGGTCAAAGCTCAATGGATAAAATATCAAGGCTCGTGGCTGAGATCGCTGACTATGAGAGCACACTGACGGATGAACTGTCCGGTCTGTACATAAGACGGATGCGTATCATCACGCAGCTTGGAAAGCTCAAAAGCCACAAGCATCAGTTGCTTTTGCAGAAGCGGTACATTGAGTGTAAGTCATGGGAAACCATAGCTTACGAAATGGACATAACGTGGAGGCATTGCTACAGGCTGCATGGATCTGCGCTGGCGGAGTTTCAGGAGGTGATGAAGCATGAGGTTCTTTGACTTCTTTGCCGGAATCGGTGGCTTCCGTCTTGGAATGGAGATGGCCGGACATGAGTGCGTTGGTCATTGCGAAATAGACAAATACGCAGACATGAGTTACAGAGCCATGCACGATGTAAAGGAAAGTGAGGTATTCTTTAATGACATACGAACAGTTGACCCTGCCGATATGCCAGAGTGTGAATGTTACTGCTTCGGATTTCCGTGCCAGGCTTTCAGCATTAGCGGATTGCGAAGAGGCTTCGCAGATACACGAGGCACTCTATTCTTTGAAGTCATGCGGCTGGCTAAAGAGCGACACCCTCAAATTCTATTCGCAGAAAATGTTGCTGGACTACTTAACCATGATGGGGGGGCAACATTCGGAACAATCATTTGTACAATGGCAGAGTTGGGGTATGCTGTGGAATGGCAAGTGCTTAACAGCAAAGATTTCGGAGTGCCGCAGCACAGGCAGAGGGTGTTCATTATCGGACATCTTGGAGGAGGAAGTGGACAGCAAGTATTTCCTGTCAGATCATACGGTGAAGAGACTATTGAGTTACAAGGACAGCGAGATGGTAACCGAGTGATAAGCAATACACTTTCTGCTGGAGATAGAAACTCTGCTGGCACATATATTGCAGACAGACAGACAGACAGACAGATGTTCCTCAAGGTCAACGGATATCACAAGGATATGCCGGACATCCACAGAAAGGGATATTAAAAGCTATTGATGTGGCTCATACACTTGATACAAGATGCGGAAGTTTGCCAGGATTTTGGGGGAATTATGTGATAACGAAATGAAAAAGATAGCAGACTACAGACAAGATGAAGGATTGCGGATCAGAAAAGAATTCATAAGTCCTACGCTCACGGCTCACAGTGGGGGGGTCTGCCACACGAGGTATTGCTGATTGAAAGTAAAGAACGCAACGAAACAAGGATTCATAGAAGTCAGAGTGGGGGGGGTGTTGAGTATTACTTTCCCTGACAGCGAAACAAGGAGAGGTAGAGTGATTGATAACGGAAACACATCACCGACATTGGATTGTGGATGTGAAGTAGGAACATTAACAAAGGATTTGCGGATACGAAAGCTGACACCAAAAGAATGTTTCAGACTACAAGGATTTCCTGACGAATACTTTGATCGTGCAGCTTCTGTATGCTCCGATTCACAACTGTACAAACAAGCTGGAAACAGTGTGACGGTGAATGTCATATACGAAATTGCTAAAAGATTAAAAGAAATTGAATAAATGTCATTGTATGTCAGTATGATTCTTTGATATAAGATATAATGTCAAAGAACGAAGAAAGATTCATTTCAATGCACTCCTTTCAACATATTTGACATTAGTTGTTCAGGCTGAGGCTCACACAGTTGTGTGGGCCTTTTGCTATTGGTGAAAAAATGAAATACATCATAATGTGCGGTGGCAACTATCCGAAGTGGGATTCGCCACGACAGCTGATAGAAATACACGGCGAACCGATAGTGGCAAGGACTATCCGTCTGCTGAAAGCGTGCGGTGTCAAAGATATAAGCATCAGCACCAATGATAAAGCATTCAATGATTTAGGTGTTCCGATTCTGAGACACAAGAACGAACACATAACATACGGATACAACGACGGAGTAGGGGATTGGTGTGATTGCTTCTTCCCGACAGATGAGCCAACAACTTACATCTTCGGTGATGTAGTGTTTTCGCCTGAAGCTATACGAACAATAGTGGACTACGAAACAGACAGCATTATGCTGTTCGCAAGCAAAGCACCGTTCAGTAAACAGTATCCGAAGTGGTACGTTGAACCGTTTGCGTTCAAGGTGGCTGACACTGACCTGCTGAAGTGGGCGGTCAAGGAAGTCAAACGCCTTGATCGTGCCGGTGCATTCCATCGCAGACCGATAGCCTGGGAGCTGTGGAACGTCATCAAAGGCGGAGATCCAAATCAGATCAATCCGCATTATGTGGCCATCAACGACTACACTTGCGACATAGACAAACCGAATGAAGCATATCAGGTAGAAGCCAAGATACCAAAGGAGGCAAGCATCATGGCTGAAAAGAAAACAACAGCAAAGAAAACTGCAACACGAAAACCGAAAGCAAAGAAGCTGAACGTTGACCTTGCGACCTACAAAGGCAGAACGTTTGAAGTGCTGGAGCGCAACGACAACAGAGTGAAGCTGACTGACGGCATGATTCACTTTTGGGTGAGAGCTACGGATATAGATGGCGAATAAGTACAGAGCTGGGTTCTACGCTTCGCAGCTATGGATCAAAACCAGGCGGAACTATGTGCAGAGCGTGGGCGGTCTGTGTGAACGCTGCCAGGCAAAGGGTATCATCAGACCTGCGGACGTTGTGCATCACAAGATACCGCTGACCAACGAGAACATACATGATCCGAAGATCGCTTTGAGCTGGGACAATCTTGAGGCACTATGCACGGATTGCCATGCGCTGGTTCACAGTACAAAGCTGATGGAGCGAGAGCAGCGTCGGTATAACGTCGACAGTAACGGAAGGGTAACTATCAAAGATGGCATCTAATATTGATGGCAAGGAAGCTATATGCGAATGGGTACGGCAACACTTTCCTGAAGGTGCAACGTGTCTTGATGTTGGTGCGTGTGACGGTCTGTGGTTTGATTTGCTCGGTGATTATCTGAAGATGGATGCGTGCGAGATATTCAAGCCAAACGTTGACAGATATAAGCTCCAGGATAAATACAACTACGTCTACATCGGTGACATATACGACTATTGGTATGGCCGTAACCTGTACGACCTGATCATCTTCGGTGACGTGATAGAACACATGACAGTGCTCAAGGCACAGCAGGTGCTGGAGTATGCTCACTCACGATGCAAAGACTTGATAATAGCTGTGCCGTATCTTTATCCGCAGGGTGAATTGCACGGCAACAAGTATGAGAAACATATTCAGCCGGAGCTTACCGAGGGAATATTCAGGCAAAGATATCCGAGGTATGAAGTGCTATATAAACCGAATGATTATTATTGTTATTGGCACAAGAAATAAAGCCCCCCGGTTTGATGTAAATTATTGACAGCAGACCTAAC